GCACCCGACGCACTGCAGGACTTGATCTCCAAGCTGCTGCGCCAGTCCTGCGCCTCGTGGGAGCGTCGCTTCCACCCGGACTACTACCGCGCCATCTACCGCCTGTTCGGCTGGAAGTACCAGGGGCACGACCAGAACCCGCCGCACGTCGTCGGCCAGATCACCCAGCGCTGGGTTTACGGCCCGGTGTTGCCCGACGAGTTGATCGACGAGATCCGTGCGCGCAAGGGCATCTCGCAGAAGCATCACCAGTGGCTGTCCGAGCAGGGGCTCGCTCGGCTCGAAACGCAGATTCACGCGGTGACCGCCATCGCGCGCAGTTCCACCTGCTACCGCGACTTCAACCATCGCTGCGAGGCGGCGTTCGCGGGCGGTTCGCTGCAGCTGGCGCTGCTCGCCGACGAGCTTGGGGAGGTGGCGTGAAATGTTGGGTCTGCAAACGACAGGCCCGGGGCTTCGGCCACACCGACAACCGTCACGGTGTCGGCGATCCCCGGCGCTATCCCATCGACTGGGTGTTCTGCTCGAAGCGTTGCCAGAACGCGTTTCACGCGCTGTACGGCAACTGGCTGCGGGTCAAGGAAGGTCGCATCGACATCAAGGAGGTCGCCATGATCGATCCGTCTGATGTCGAACTGGCCGCGATGAAGAAGTGCCTCAAGGCCTTCGGCGAGGCCGCGAGCGAGATCGGCTTTGCGAAGCCGCTGGGCGACTACTCCGAAGCCGAGGCGCTGCAGGTGATCGACGCCATCGTCACATGCTGGACGGATGCGATGGTCGAGCACCACGAGGTGAGCAAGTACCCGCCGGTGCGGGGCATGACGCCCACTCCCGATCCGCTGGCCAATCCGTTCGCCGATCTGGAGGACGACCTGCCCTGGGAAGAGCCGAAGGGGAAGAAGCCATGATCGACTTCAACTCCTCATCGAGCATTTCGGGCCAGGTCACCGCCTTGGTCGATGCCGGGATGCAGCAGGCCCGCGTCCGCCAGTCCGAGCGCCAGTACCTCGGTGCCTCGCGTCTCGGTGTGGCCTGCGAGCGTGCGCTTCAGTTCGAGTACGCCAAGGCACCCATCGACCACGGGCGCGACACACCGGGCCGGATGCTGCGCATTTTTGAACGCGGTCACGTCATGGAGGACTGCATGGTCGCTTGGCTGCGGGACGCGGGCTTCGACCTGCGCACCCGCAAGGCCGACGGCGAGCAGTTCGGGTTCTCGGTGGCCGACGGCCGCCTGCAGGGCCACATCGATGGCGTCATCGTCGGCGGCCCGGATGGCTTTGCCTATCCCGCGCTCTGGGAGAACAAGTGCCTGGGCAACAAGGCCTGGCGGGAGCTGGAGAAAAACCGGCTCGCGGTGGCCAAGCCCATCTACGCCGCGCAGGTGGCGATCTACCAAGCCTATCTCGAACTGCACGAGCACCCGGCGATCTTCACGGCGCTCAACGCCGACACGATGGAGATCTACACCGAGGCCGTGCCCTTTGACGCAGCCCTGGCCCAGCGCATGTCGGATCGGGCGGTGAAGGTCATCACGGCGACCGAGGCTGGGGAGCTTCTGCCACGCGCCTTCCACGATCCGACCCACTTCGAATGCCGGATGTGCGCGTGGCAAGACCGCTGCTGGAGGACGCAAGCATGACCGACAACAACACTCCGGCGACTGCCATCGAACCGATGATCGACGCCAAGCAGGCGGCGGCCGCTCTGCGCCTGCCGTACTACTGGTTCGCCGACCACGCGATGCGCAGCAAGTACCGGATTCCGCACTACCTGATGGGCGGTCTGGTGCGCTATCGCTTGTCCGAACTTTCCGCATGGGCTGCGCGCAGCACAGCCGTCCAGGGCCGTGACGCTCAGGATGCGGATGTACCTGTCGAGGGAGCCGAATGATCGACTTCAACGACACAACTCAAACTGCGGAGCACAGCCGAGAGTCAGAGCGCGACGAGATTCGCGCCGAACTGATCGCACGCCTGGAGTCGGTGCTGACCACGATGTTCCCAGCAGGCAAGAAGCGCCGTGGCAAGTTCCTCATCGGCGACGTGCTGGGCAGTCCCGGCGACAGCCTCGATGTGGTGCTCGAAGGCGAGAAGGCGGGACTCTGGACGGATCGCGCCACAGGCGATGGCGGCGATATCTTCGCCTTGATCGCCGCCTACCTCGGGGCCAACGTCCACTCCGACTTCCCCCGGGTGCTCGATGAGGCTGCCGATCTGCTCGGTCGCTCGCGGTCGGTGCCGGTGCGCCGCGCCAAGAAGGAAGCCCCGGTCGACGACCTTGGCCCAGCCACGGCCAAGTGGGACTACTTCGACGTCACGGGCAAGCTGATCGCGGTCGTGTACCGCTACGACCCACCCGGGCGTAAGAAGGAATTCCGCCCCTGGGATGCCAAGCGGCGCAAGATGGCCCCGCCCGACCCCCGCCCGCTGTACAACCAGCCGGGTCTAGCCGCTGCCAGCCAGGTCGTGCTGGTCGAGGGCGAGAAGTGCGCGCAGGCCTTGATCGCCATCGGCGTGGTAGCGACCACGGCGATGCACGGTGCGAACGCCCCGGTCGACAAGACCGACTGGTCGCCTCTGGCGGGCAAGTCGGTGCTGATCTGGCCCGACCGGGACGCGCCGGGCTGGGACTACGCCGACCGCGCATCGCAGGCGATCCTGAGCGCGGGCGCGACCACGGTCGCCATCCTGGTGCCACCCGACGACAAGCCGGATGGCTGGGACGCGGCCGACGCCATTCCCGAGGGGTTCGACGTCGGCGGCTTCCTTGCCGTGGGCGAACGGATGCCGGTGACGCGCTCGGTCGAGGACACGTCGCCGCCGGACTTGCTCACCGGCGTCGACTGGACAACGGAGGACGGGCTGTCCTCGGCCTTCACTCGCCGCTACGGCGAGGACTGGCGCTACTGCGCGCTGTGGGGCAAGTGGCTGGTCTGGACTGGCGTGCGCTGGAATCCGGATCAGGTGCTCTACGTCTCGCACTTGGCGCGCGGCATCTGCCGGATGGCGTCGCTCAAGGCGGACAGCCCTCGGCTCAAGGGCAAGCTGGCCAGCTCGGCCACGATTTCCTCGGTCGAGAAGATCGCACGATCCGATCCGAAGCACGCCTCCACCGCCGAGGAGTGGGACGCCGACGTCTGGGCGCTCAACACCCCGGGTGGCGTGGTCGATCTGCGCACGGGCCGTATGCGGCCGCACCGGCGCGATGACCGGATGACCAAGGTGACCACCGCCACGCCGCAGGGCGACAGTCCGACGTGGCGTGCGTTCCTTGCCGACGTCACCGGCGGCGACGCCGAGTTGATGGCTTACCTGCAGTTGATGGTCGGCTACTGCCTGACGGGGGTGACCAGCGAGCACGCGCTGTTCTTCCTGTACGGCACGGGCGCGAACGGCAAGTCGGTGTTCGTCAACGTGGTGACCACGATCCTCGGCGACTACGCGGCCAACGCGCCGATGGACACGTTCATGGAAGCACGCACCGACCGCCACCCGACCGATCTCGCAGGCCTGCGCGGAGCACGCTTTGTGTCGTCCATCGAAACCGAGCAAGGGCGGCGCTGGAACGAATCCAAGGTCAAGGCCATCACCGGGGGCGACAAGGTGTCGGCGCGCTTCATGCGCCAGGACTTCTTCGAATACGTCCCGCAGTTCAAGTTGGTGATCGCGGGCAACCACAAGCCATCGATCCGCAACGTGGACGAGGCGATGAAGAGGCGACTGCACCTGATCCCTTTCACGGTGACCATTCCGCCCGAGCGCCGCGACGGCAGGCTGACCGAGAAACTGCTCAAGGAGCGCGACGGGATTCTGGCGTGGGCGGTCGAGGGCTGCAGCCTCTGGCAGCGCCAGGGCTTGAAGCCGCCCGCCAGCGTGGTGACGGCGACCGAGGAGTATTTCGAGGCCGAGGACGCGCTTGGGCAGTGGATCGAGGAGCGCTGCCTGCTGGCCAAGACCCAGCGCGAAGGCGTCTCCGAGCTGTTCGCCGACTGGCGTGAATGGGCCGAACGCGCGGGCGAGTACGTGGGCTCGGTCAAGCGCTTCTCCGAGCTGATGGCGACTCGCAAGTTCGAGAAGTGTCGGCTGACCGGAGGCGCTCGCGGCATCGCGGGCATCGCCCTCAGGCCCAAGCCGTACAGCCACGCCTACCCCTACCGAGATGACTGAGCAATCCGGGCGAGTGACGGATTTGACGGGTTTCCTGATTGACGCGCTACGCGTGCGCGCACGTAAAGGCTGTTATCCAGAGAACCCGTCGCATCCGTCACTCGCCCG